CGCCAACCTTGCCGTCCGCAAGAACTTCTGTCTTGCTCGCATACGAGTTGTTGACTGCGCCGATTCTGAAAACTACAGACCGAACAAAGGCAGCATTGGGTTGATCCGAAGTGAACAGCCGCGCCATCATGCGCTGGTATTCCTTGGCATTTACAAGATCACTACCCGCTGGAGCGGGATTGTAAATTTTGCCCATCGCCTCCAGAACAACATCTGGGTTCTTCTCGGTAATTTTTATTAGCAGCCCTAACTTCCTAGCAACCCTGTTGTTCACGTTCTCTGCGACTGCAATGTCTATTGCCTTGGCGTATTGAGACTTGGAGAAGTAGCTCCGTGCTTGCATCTCATTGACAACCTTATGCACATTCTGTGCTTGAAAGTTAAGAATTGTAGCTTTGTGTTCGGGAGACAGATCCAGATCATCATCTACCCTGTGCGCCAACTGGAAACGTATTTCGTCTTTGAGCCAAGTCGTGTATTCAAGCGCGTCATCAACTTCGCTAAGTTGCTCCTCGGCGGCTGACTTGGCTTCGGCGCTGGCTTCGGCACTTGCCAAGATTTCTTTAAGTTCGGCAATGGTTTCTTCGTTAGCAGTCTTGAAAGGGTCTTGGGTGAACTGGAAATCAGCCATGCGGTAGATCCGGAAGGCTCTCTTGATCGCCTGCGCCTCGGGAGTGGACCCCGTTTCCAGTTTTTTGAGGAAAACCAAAGGCCCCACCCTTTCCGTAGTCTCACCGATACTGGCTTGCCTGACATACGAAACCATTTCAGCCCAAGCACTGGCCGCACTAAGCTCTGATGGGGAAACATCTATAAATTCAAAGGGGCCATCCTTAAGTAGTTTGTCAAAAGCCCGTCTTATCTCTGGATTGTTTTCCAGAATGTTTATTACATCAGTCTGGAGATGATCCAGCAAAATGGTCAACTCCTTTTGTTCCAGATCCCACTCAATAAACTGCCTAAAGAACAACGACTGTCCTTTGTCTTCGCCACTGATTCTTTCTTCTTCTGGAAGGATCTCTTGAACTTCATGGTAGGGAGTCGAATCTTCTCCATAGAGTCCCTTGTTTATGACGCGAGTATTTCGCCGTGCCTGTTGCTGAATCACCTTACGCGCTACTCGCTGCCCGACATCCATAAAGGACGGGAGGGTGTCCCCTCTGGCCCAGTAAGTTGGGCCGTTGATAAACAGCTTTTCAATAAACTGGGTATAAACCTCAACGTAGTTTACATAGGCATTATCGACGCCCAAGTCGGCAAGCCCGTTGAGCACAACGGCAAACTCCTGCTTTGCTTCCTTAGCAATGGCCCCTCTGGCTGTCTTCTTTGCCTCTGTCCCTGCAATAAGTTTATGGTCAATCCTACTGAGTAGTAGCGAAAACGCTTTGTTCCTATTTGCTTCTACTGATCTTTGTAGTTGTCCCTGTTTCTTTTCAAGCACAACAGGAACTTTACCTTTAGCTTTAGCAGCCGCAATTTCACCCCCAACTTTCTCAAGATCCATAATGCCTCTAAGGTTCCCATCCTCATCAACAAAGGGGCGCATGTCCTGACGTATCTGGAACATCAAGGTATGTAATTCATACTCTGTCCGGAGTGCCGCGTGCGCGTCACCAATAAAGTCTTCTTCAATTTTCCCACCTCTTCGGGATGTGAGGATACGATCCAGATATTTCTTAGCCGCAAACGGGTCTCTGGTCGCAGCAACGGACCCACCCGCAATAAGTTTTTCTTTCGCAAGAACAGCGCGGTGCAGACTTTCGAGCATGACCGTCTGCCTTTCCCGCACGGCAGCAAGTTGGCCAACAACATCCGTCTTAAGTGATTTGTCAAACAGGTCGGCTAACGCCTTGCTCGCGGCCTCGTATTCTTGGTATTTAATGTCCTCTTTCGCTTCCTTCTCCAGCGCGGCGAGCCTATCCACCAAGTCTTGGTTTTCTGGGTTCTCATTCAGTTGCGCCTTGAGATCGCCCAAACCCTTAACGAGCCGCCGCACCTTCCTATTCTTACCTAAGTCCTCTACTTTTTTAGTCTCGTCTGTGGCGTCAAGCCGCCGCTGCAAACTGTTTGCTTCACTTTCGACTTTCCTGAAGCGGTCAAGACTGGCCTGCACGTTCTCGTCAACGGTAGCGAGAATTTGTGCAGCCGGAACTACAGTGTTACTGAAATCATCAATGGCTCGTTGGAGCGCGGCCTGTCTTCCGACAAGCTCTCCCTCAAACCTAGCACTGTCTTCCTCTGTTTCGGCTGTGAGGATTTGATCCTCTGTTATGCGTATCTCATTTTTTATCTCATCTATCTGGGCGGCTGCTCGTTTGCTGGAAAAACCAATCGACTCCAGAGCGTCTTGCTGATCGCCCAACGTAGCATCTTCGCCAAGTTTCACTCCAGCTATGCGCTTCTTATCGGAACGCCTAGCCTCCTCCTCCACATTAACCTTACCTGCATTATCAATAATATCGTTAAGGTTGTTGAGGAGATCCTCTACAGTCGTAATGCCTGCACCATTTGGGTTCTCGACTTCCGCAGTTTTATTTGTCGCGTCATTCCGGAATGTAGACAGGGCTTTGAATAACCCAAGGAATCCTACTTCCTTATCCATCGCGGTTCTGGAAAACGGAGTGGTCGTTTCCTTCTTCCGCTTCATTGACTGCGAGACGCCATTCGGCCCGACACCAATAATATCGTAAACAACCAAGTCTCCATCAATCCGTTCGTAGCGGAACGCTTTGTTAACTCGGCCAGTAAAATCGTCGGGGATAATAATGGGGTGGTTGTTGTCCATCAACACGGACATGGCAACAGGATCGTTGTCAAAGACCCCCACACCGTTTTGGTGAATAAACGCTTTTGGTCTGTATCTGCTTTGCACAAGCAGGTTTGGATCTTTTCTTTTCTTACCCTTAACTACTCTGCCTGCTGGTGATTTTACATCAGCCCAAGGTGAAAACCCTGTGACCTGATCCGTGGCCGTTACCACGCTGCCGTTCGTAGGCTTGCTAACGGGTCTAACAGGATACATTTGATAGATCCTCTTCGTTATTGCCCTGTTAAGGTTCTGGTAGAACCCTTTAGCTTTCCGCTGCTTGGTAATCCCAAATCTCTTGGTTCGAGATAATCCAGATGGGGGCAAGCCGTAATAAGCTATGGCTCCAACCTCGGCGCTTTCCTCGGCGGTTAAGCGAAGGCTCTCCCAAGGCATCTTGGACGGTGCATCTTTAGGTCCGTATTCAAGATACTGGAGAAATTTTGTCTTAGTATTGTAGTTGACCCCAACATCCTGACGCCCAAATTCGTGCCACACCTTCTGGCCTGTTACAGAGTCGGTCTTATGGGTGACCAAATACATGTTCCCGTTGATATCAACGGGCGTAATTGGATTATTATTTTTCCCTGTAAGGGTCTTAACCTGCAACGCCCCACCTTTACCTGCAACAATAACAGCCGCCCTGAGTGTATTGCCCCTGCCCTTTACAAGAAGCGGAGTTCCTTTGGTCTGAGCTGCCTGTGCTTCCTTGAGAATAGCCTTAGCTTTGTTTGACTTTTTCAGCTTAGTCAAAGACTCAAGACGAGTCCTGAGTGCCATTGCTTTTTGGAGTGTCTGCCACACAACATCCCTGTCTGCTTCGGTTTCAAATTCAAAATCAATATTGGCCTTAGCTTTTTCGTAGGTGTCCTCGATTTCCTCCAAGGCCGTCCTGCTCTCCGTGGCGTCTGCTCTTGCCTCCTTGGAATTCTTTGCGGCGTTGAGATCCCGCAGCTTCTTCTTAGCGTCCTTGAAAGTATACGTGGGGGCACCCTTCTCATCGCGGACTTTGATAGACGGGTCGAGTTCCCCGATCCGGTCAATGATCCTGTCGTGAAGAGCATTCTCGGCTTTGGTGCGTGCTTCTAAACCACCCTTTTCAAAAACGGGAACATCCCCCGAAGTGACTCCTGAGAAATCAGTTCGGTCCCTTGTTTCTGGCTTAACCTCGATGTCGGCTTGGTCTTCAGAAAATTCTTTCCGAAGTTCTTCTACCTTCATGTTGGCTTCCTCCTGTGTGCCGAAGGTTTCAACAAGTTCGGCTTTGGGTGCAACTTTTCTGGTTGTCTTAGCTGCCCCCTTGGCTATTTCGGCATCGGTTACGATCTGAGATTGGTCTACTTCGATTTCAAAATCGTCTCCTTCTTCAATAACAGAAACGCTCTTGGCTTTTTTATCGATAGCTGTGACCAATCCTCGCCCTTCTGGGGCACCCCGTTTGCCTGTAAACGTAAACTTGATTTCGTCATCAACCTTTGGCATCGGAGCCAACGCTACAACTTCCTCTACCTCTCCTTCTGGCAGGGCCTTCTTGGTTATCCAAACATGGTATTCAGTAATCTGCTGCGTCTCGACATCCCCAACTTGTTCCCCCCTTTTCTTCTTTGTAACTACAGATCGCTCTTTGATCTCAGACTTTACGCCCAAAGTATCTGTCACAGCGTCAACCGCTTTTTGTGCTGCCGCTCTGGTGCTGAAGTAACCGCGAGAAATGGTATCTGTGACCGTGCCGTCAGCAGCGACTGTTCTTTGTGCGTTGGCCGCCACCGCGAAGGGGACCTCATCTTGCGTAGCGTAGGTTACAGTGCTAATAACCTGAAACTTAGTTACCCTTTCAAGGGCGTCATCCAACCCTTCTTCACTAACAGGCTTGGTATTCCTAATTCTTGTGGCTCCAAGGCTTGTTCCAGCGACAACACCCACACCGCTGCGCTCCATCCGAATCCTGTCTATCTCATAATACTGTTCTCTGGTTAAGCGTAAGTCCTTAAGCGGCTGCGGACCAAAAGTTGGGTTCTTAATCTTTAGCCGTTTAGCTATCTTCTGTTGGGTTGCAGCAAACTCCTGCAATTTTGCGTCTACAAAATTTTGTTGTTCTCCTGTGAGGGACGTAGCCAGTTTGCCGTCCTTACCCTTTTTGAACCGTTCTTTTACAAGGTTCGCAAATTCAGGATCATAAGATTCCCATAAAGCCTGATCCATAGTCAGCAGTCGGGGATTCCTTTCTAGGATCTTGCGGAGCTTGGGGTCATCTGTTTCATCTGCAATAAGCTCGTCCGCGTAAACCACGTTACCGTCTTCATCGAGAACAAACACCGTGTCATCTTTACCAAGCTCTTCGGCCATCTCCACCGCGCTTTGGAAAGCGCCCCTCTCACCCATCACAGCTTCGATCTCTTCCTGAATACTTTCAGGGGCCACATCCCGTAACGCGGCAATTACTTGTTCCAGTTGTTCTTCGTCAACTACTGGAATTTCGGCAAGAGTTTCCGCGTCTATGTCTTCTTCGGTCTTGGCCGCATCCGGCTCGGGCATCGAATACAGATCCGCCCGAAGCAAGTCCCCGACAACATTAGCCGTGATCTCACTGTTCGACTCCCTAAGTCGATTTGTAATATCCGTAATAATGTTATCCTCGTAAGCCCGTGATTGCTGGATTTCCTGCATCCTGTCAGGGCGAACTCTTCTGGCCCCCGCAGCAATCACGGGCGCGGCAGAACCCATGATGCCGCCAAGCACACCTGCGTAAAGTGAGTGTTGCAGGTGCTCAAAGATCGGCGTGTCCTGTTCCAGACCAGCATCGGTAACGAATGTATTTACAAACTCGTCAATGGACTCTTCTGCAAATTCATGGGCTCCCGCCTTGAGGACTCCTTTACCAAAGAAGTTTTTACGCAAGAGTGACTTAGCAGATTCTTTAATTGCAGATTGTAGGACCGCATCTGAAACACCATCCAGAGAAACGTGGTCCGCTTTCTGCACGATCCGCTTGGTTATGTCTCTAAAGTTCCTGTAGGACATGCCCCTGAGAAGCGCGTCTTCCATGCCGCCCATCCCAAAAGCGGAAAAGGACCCCGTAATCAAACCAGTCACAGTTCCTGCGACCATGCCTGTCCCCAATGCTCTGTCATGGGCTTCCGCTTCGGTTGAGCCTGACTTCAGCATCTGGTTGTAAACCGTGCCATAGGTCGCGCCAGCGGATCGATTCGCCGCAGTAAGCCCGATAGAAGTAACCGTAATAGCTTTAAGGTTCACCTTGTTGTAAGCCTCCAATGCGTCGAGGGCCGTCCTGCTCGTTGCGTTCCGAATTAGGTTCTGGGCTGCAAGGTTCTCGGCAAGGTCTGCGGTTTCCTGCCCCGCTTTGCGCCTAAAGGCATTTGTGGTTAAAGCCTTTAGCACGCCCTTCTTGGTCATGGTGGCATACAACGGAGCCTTTGTGGCCATCATTGACGTAGCGGCAGAGCGGCCACCAAACTTTGACAACAAGGCAGTGGCAGCAATATCCACCGTAACTTCAGGGGCCAGTTTAACGAGGTCTTGGGCCATGCCCAGCTTCCCGCCAAAAATTTCTGCGAGTTCCCGTCTCTGGTTGTTGTCCTCGGCAATATCCTTGAGGTGCTCTTTTGCCCAGTCAGCACCCCCAAGAGCAAACACAGTAGAGAACGCGGAAGTGAGCGGCCTGTAGAGATCCTTCCACCCAAGGTCAAGGTCACCAAAGATAGTGTCCGCGTATGTCCGGTTGTCTTCGTTCGATGTGAACGCCAGCAGGATGTCCCTATCCTTAAGGCCGCTTGTCCTTCCCGTGTTAAGGTGGTCCAACCATTCTTTGGACAGTTCTGAATTTGTCAGTTTTTTACTGATATCGACAAAGTTATTCGTGAGGAAAGCGTCCCGTTCAGTCCGCATGGCCTCCTTGGTAGCTGCGGAAATATTTGCCCTAGCTTCAAGCGCGGAATCGAAAAGATCGTCGTTCAACTTCACAGCCGCTGGGACATAAGGAAGTCCATAGCCGTCCATGCGAATGTTCTTCCCCACATCGTCTTCATCCTTGAAGACCTTCATGGGTGCGTTGTTTACGACAATTTCCTGAAGCGCAATCCTGACTGCGTCTGGGTCCTTGTTGTATTTATGAGCTAGGGACATAACGGTCTCATCGATATCCCTAGACATGGCATTGTCCACGGCCTCTTCGCGTTTTGTCCCCATTGGGTCCGGATTAGAGATCGTCCCGATTGCACCTTCAAAGAACTTTCTTAAGGGCAAGGAAACGTGCTTACGGAATCCTTCTTCAAAATGGTCAAAAGAACTGTAGTCCTTCTGGGCCATTCTCTTACCCAAGGCTTCCACCTGAATGGCAAGATTAGGGTCGTTCTTAACCTCTGAGTGGATGAGACTTTCCAGCTCACTGAATTGGATAAGTTTATAGCGTGGGGCGCTCATGCCTTCCGGCACATCAAGCAAACCCGTTTCCGAAATATCCAAAGCGTCTGCCATACGCACACCGCCCCCAGCTTCCCGCGACCTACGGAGTGCTTCGTGCAGGGGTAACTGCGATGCCATGTCTCCTGCTTTCACATAACTGTTACCATTTACATCGGTGAACCGCGCAAAGGCGATTTCTCCAGCATCGAGTTTAGACTGTAAGACAGCATTGCGTGTCTCAGATACGGACACTTCGGCCTGCTCGATTATTGGGGCCAGTTCTTCCGGAGTAGCGGTGTCCTTGTTGTCCAGATAAGCGACCCCGTTGTGCCAGTCATCTTTTTCAAGCCCAGTATGGGCCACCATGTCTCGAACCTGCTGCTCAAGGGTTGGGGCGTTATAGGCATCAATCCGATTGGAAACCTCGTCCTTGTTCTCGTCAGTCAGGAGGCCCTTCTGGACAAGCGCCGAACCAAATTCGTTCTGGATCGTCTGTTCGACTCCTCCGCTGTAAGAGTCTGCCTTTACATATTCCTCACGGAGATAATCACCATACCCAAGGTGCCCCTCAAGAGGGTCTTGGATGTCTTTGTCTCTCAACCAGTCCTCAAAACTGGAAACTTCGACTCGCTGGTCGGCGGCTGGTCCGGACGGGAGAACTGACTCCGCGTGTTCAAGGACATCCAATGGATTAAACTGTTCTTCTGGCATCGCAGTAAGACTTGGGTATGTGTTATTAGGAAATTTTACTTAAGTAGATGGAGCCCCCCAGCTACCAATGCTTGGGGCGGTGGGCGTTGCAGTTGCGTAACCCGAAAGCACACCGTGCTCAGCCGTATAACGGGTTTTCAATCTCCAAAGCTGCTCCTTCAGCATCGGGACAAACGTAGTCATGTCATTGGCACCTTTAACAAATGCCTTAAGCTGTTCATCGGACATCCCTGATTGGCTCGCCAGTTTTCGGGCAATCAGAACGGCTTCATTCTTTGCTTCTTTGGTGTAGACCTTCGGCTTGGTGCGATCAACTTTTGGTGCACCCCCATCCGAAAACACAAGATCAGAAGGCTGGCCCCCTGTTGCGGAGTCGGCGGGATGATACATGGTATCCAGATCATTGATCCTTTCCTCCCAGCGATTAAGGTCACTCTGCACTGCTTGGATATGCTGTAGCTGGGTTGTGCGGGTTTTCTGTTCGCGTGCCGCTTCCTTCGTGGCCTGTTGCCCTGCCGCGAATTCGGGCAGTGTGGTGTCGGGCGCATACCCTTGCTGGCCGAGTCCGAATCCTCTCTGGTAAGCCTGTGCGTCACCCGATATGCGTGCTTTGTTGGATGTCTGGTAAGCCTCAAACAAACTCTTTAACGCTGGGCTTTTCGCGATGTCGGGGGCGTAGTGTCCCTGCAAACGGGCAGCGGCACTGGCCCGTTGAAAATTGTCGAGTGTCGGATCGCGGTCAATGGCATCCAACTGACTCACCACTATCGGCATACGCTCCGCAATGCTGGCCTCCCTGTTGGCGTCCTCATAAGACTTCGCCAGATCAAACTTTGATTTTTCAAATGAGATATTTGCGGAGCGCAGCGCCATTCGTTGTGACTCTTGAGCCATCATAAACTTTTGTTGCTCCATCTCCTGCTTATCCCTCCGCGCTTGCGCGGCTTCATACGCCTCCTGCAAAGGAATAATTTCCTGCTGCAAACCTTGCATGAGCTTGTCCTTTTCAGACTGGCTCATGTCCTCAGTAGGCATCATGGCAGCAGCTATTTCAGGGCCGAATAGCTCGCCCTTCATGCCTGTGCCAAAAGCCTCTGGTTGCAACTCCCCGTAGAGTGAATCGGGAGTTGTTGGGTTAAACCTAGCCATTATTGTGCGCCAACCCCGAAATAGGGGATTTGTGTTGGGTTATACCGTCTCCGCTGTGCGTTTGAGGCTTCAATCTGTCTCCGGTAGGCTTCTTGGATTGCTTCGTTCCGTGCGGCCTGTGCTGCGCGGCCAGCCTGTGTGGATATACCACCAGTTTCAGTTTTAGGTCCACGGCCTACTGTAGTCCGTGCTCCGACAGAACCTGTCCGCAAACCGCCGCCACCACCTTTGGTAGTGCGTGTGTGAAAGTCTTCATATGATTCGCTAAACCCTTTATCCATAAGCCCTTTACCACGAAGAAACTTACGGAGCTGTGGTTCGGTAACACCAAGTTTCTTACCGCGCTTGAAGGCTTCCTCCATTATGCGCTGGCGAGTTTTCGGATTCTGGAATGCGCTCGACGGAGCGTCGTCGTATCCCAAGTCACTTTCAAGACCCTTGGCAAAGGCAATACGATTCTTTTTAAGCTGTTCGGCCTTGGCTGCTTTCCTCTCTCCTTTGGCCTGTGCTTTTTCTTCGGCCCTTGCTGTTTTTCGTTCTTTGCGCTCTCTCCCAGCTTCTTCCTCCAGAATCCCACCCTCGAAATCATACATTTCGCGGTCCCACCTCCGCTGTGCTTTTTCTTCGGCGGCAATTTCGGCTTCGTCTGCTGCTGCTGCATCTGCTGCGGCAGTTTCGGCTTCGCCTTTAAGTTTTGCCCTAAAGCCACCAAGCATCATCTGCTTTTTTTCGGAAGAAGAAATATCACCACTGCTGTCAGAATCAAACCAACTGCGTAGTTTGTCAGGATTATTCTTAGCTAACTCCGCATAGGTCGCACGTTCTTCATCGGTCCAATATAGTTCTTGGTCGGACCTGTATTCACGGGACGCTTTTACCTCTTCCCAAGAGCGCGGTTCCCCTTGCCGCACGTTGTGCTCGTATGCCATCGCCTTCTCTTTATCCACTTCGGGGATGCCATAAAAATACTGGGAAGCCCCCATTTTTTGTTTTCCCACGATTTCTGGTGCTGAACCTTTAGTCAGAACCTTGGGGCTAAGGGCGTACTTAGTTTGTTGGAACTTACTTGGGATAAATTCATGGGGTGCCCCCCCTAATTGTTCTTCGACAGACAATACTTTTTTTCTTCGGCCTTTCGCGGCTTCCTTGCGAGCTTCTTCGTCTGCCTTTGCTTGTTCGGGGCTGGCATATTGTGAAGGGAACAGAGACTTGACCACAGCACGGGGGGTTTGTGCCACTCCTTGAATAAAGGCAGATCCTGCACGGGCAGGGTCAAAAAACCCACCAGAAAGGGCGCGGCCTACGTTGCCAGCAGTTCCCAAATCAGTGCTGTATTTGTCTACTGCTTCCTTACGGGCTTCAGAGCTTAGTATTTGTTCTCCTGCGGAGGCGACCTGACCCACCGCATGAAGAGGTGCGAGCACCTTCGTGAATCCTTTTTGAGCATACCCGCCCCACTTCGACGCAGCGGGTGCTTTACCAACAACTTTGTCCCATCTGCCGCGCCATTTTCCGCGAGGGGCTTGGCCAGAGTTCTTTCCTAACAACCTTTGTTCAGCGGGGGTGTGCCGAAAACCTTCTGGAACAGCGGGGCCAACACGGGGTGTGGCTGTGGGGCCAACACGGGGTGTGGCTGTGGGGCTTGCCCCCAAACCTTGTTGCATAGGGTTGGCATTAAAAAGCGACGGGCGCGGGGGGCCAGTCATCGGGCGGCTAACTGACTGGGGTAGTTTAGGACTAACTGGACTTGTCGTGGGCCTTCTTGGGGGGCCAACAGAAATTCTGCTTCGACGCCCTCTTGATGGCCCCACTGGTTGCTTTCTCCCCCCTCTTTTTTTTCTTCTTCGTCCGTTTGCCATAACTTAATCTTAGTTGTGTTTTGATTGTGGAGGTTTAAGCCCACCCTTTAGTTCCTATTCGACGCCCCTTCTTAAACCCGCCACCCGCAGTGCTATAAGTTGCAACACCGCCACCAGCACCACGGCCTTCTTCTGGCGCAGTGGTAGCAGCCGTGGTAGCAGCAGCCGCCCTTTTTAGGGCTTCTTTACGCTTCCTCTCAGCTTCCCTCTGGGGGTTAACAAATTTTTTCTGTTGTAGTAAACTTTCTGGTGCGCCTTGTTCAGGTGCCACCTGTGCCTCGGGCAAAGCATTATTGGCAACTAACGGATCTTGCTTAGCGCCCCACTCCTTTTCTTTCTTCTTCTTCTTCTTTTGATCATACCCCGACAAGTAGTCGAGGTAGGGATTACCAGTACTAAAAGTGCCAAAATCAGGGAATAGATCGTCGCCCATTGTTTCCAAGAATACTAAAGTGCCTAGCAATATTATGAGTTAAGGCCCCGCCTGTCAATCCAGCAAAACGGTTTCGGAGTTCTGTAAAGCGGCTCCCAACTGCTTGATTGTCTTAGGGGGGCGATTGAAGTTCACGGCTCCCTCCTTTGGGGGGTCCACCGCCACAAGCCCCAGACGCTGACGAGCGCAATCTAAGGCCAGAAATGCAGCATCCGCGAGGTCGGGGCTGCGGCCAAAGCGTGCCTTAAACTCAGGCTTCGATTCTATCTTAACACGGAGGGTGCCGCTCTTGACCATATCGTAGTTTCGGCTGGTGATTTCGCTGGCCAGATCGGCGTTGACCCCAAAGACCTGCTTGGTCCGCATCAATTCTTTGCCAACGAACCAAAGCTCAGAGACTCTGTTCACATATAACTCTTGGCCAATGAGTTGGCTATTGGCGCTGACCCGCTTATCGCTGGCCCGACCCCCAAATCCAACCCGCATAAACCTGTTCGACCACTCTCCTGCCAGAACGTCGCAGAAGGGCGCTCCAGCCCCCGTGGCATCGACTGCCACATTCTCCGGAAGGATCTCGCGTTTCTCACAGTGGTCCTTGATTTGATTCACAATCTGGTAGGTGCGCGGGACGGCCTTGTTGGTGGCGTCGTCATTCAAAGTAATGGCTTCCCCGAATTCTATAACGTAGTGCCCGTTTTTGTCATAACCCACTGTTGCTGTGTATAATATAGTTCGGTCGCCCCCATTTGTGAAAGCGGGGTCCACCCCTGCCACTTTCGTTGTTTGCCCCTGCCATTCTACCTGACGCAAGGAACCACTCAGGGTCAGTTCGTTCTCATTATAGATCCCAGTCGTTTCATCAGAATCAAAGAATACTGCCCTGACCATCCGCATGTATCCACGGGACGACTCACCCAGCAATGCCTTGTCCTCGTCAATCTTTTGCTGGGTAGGTAGCCACGGATAAATCGTGTCCCCCGCCAAAATGTTCGGGCTGCGCTCACCGTCCAGACGAATGTAGCGGCCATTCCACTTGGTCTTCCAAGTATCATCCACATTGGTCTCCACTGAGTCCCAGCCACCCTCTGGCTCCGACCAGACCCCAAAGGCATCAAATCGTGAGTTGGGGTTTGCCATCCCTATTAACTGGAATGTGGGGTTTTTAGATAAGTTCGACAGCCCCGCCTGCAAAATAGCTTCCGACAATTCGGATAATTCGTCGCCCAGCAAGATGACCCGCTTTTGCTTTATACCAATGAATTTGCCAACGGCCTCTCGCGTCTTGCTTTTCTCGGCTGCGATCAGGGACAATCCCGCTCGTTCAATGAGGATGCCTCGCTCGTCGATATAAGAAGCATTTCCGATTGAATCCCGCACCCTGATTGGTGCGCCCTCAATGACTGAGAGTAGAGAGATCACGGAACCCCAGATACGTTTACGGGCCTCCCTTAAAGTGGTTGATGTCATCAGGACTAAGGTGTCCTTCGGCTGGGACAACCAATTTACGATCCCCCATGCGGCCATTGTGTGGGATTTGCCAGACGAAGCGGACCCGCCAATGGAAAGGTATTTGTTGTTTAATGCTGCGCGGATCATTTGCACGGCCCAAGGATGTTTTATCATCATCGGCTCTGGTAAATCCGCGTTATTCCAAAGTTCGTCGCAGATGCGCCAGAAATAAAACTCCTTTGCACGGACGGATTTGTGGTGGGCAAAGCCATACAGCAAACCTGTCAAGACACTTGTTGGGGGTATCAACAACCCGCCCACATCCATCTTCTTTGTCTTTGGATCTATTTGGGGCTCCAGTATCGCCTTGAAGGACCGCTTCTTCTTGGACATAATTAAAGCGTAACGTAATAAAAATCGTGGCTGCTGACAAACCGAAAGAGACCCTACAGGAAAGAGCCGTTAAGCTGTATAAAGCTGACTGGAAAACGGTGGCTATAGCCAAGGAACTTGGCGTGCATTCGGGAACCGTGCGACGGTGGTTCAAGAAATTGGGGATCGCATCCCGTAAGAACGACAAGACGATGGCCTACGAGGAGCCAGAAGAACTCCAACCGGAAGCGGAAGTGGAATTTGATGCTGACGAACTAGCTACGGATCTTGAGAACAATCTGGATAAGCGGACCAAGGAAGCGATTCTAAGCGCCCAACACGATGCCCGTATAGAAGAAGACTCGGCTATGTTGGAGATAGCTGAAAGTCAGGTCACCCCCGCTGATAAGTATCAGCACTACATGGCAGCGGCCTCCATCAAACTGATGCGGGACAACCTTAAAAATCTCAGGGGTCCGCGCACGATTAAGGATCTCGACCAACTGGACCAGATCATTCGGCGCAGCCTCGGGCTGAATGCCAAGGACGGCAGCAGAAGTAAAATGCAGATCGATATTTCCATCCTCAACAACCCCAAAGCGGACAGGGGTGGGGGTAGTGATAAGCCCATAATTGACATAGAGCCCAATAATGATAAGTGACTTTGATGGTTCGGGGTTAAACTACGACCCGATGGACGACCCTTACGCAGAGCGGCAGATGGGGTTCAATTGCTACGATATAAAATTAAACCCCAGAAACCGCAACTCGCCTAAGTTCATCTTGTTTTCCGAGCTTAAGGAAGCCCTTCTCGGTGTCGTTGAGCACCCATCTCACCCCGCCGTCGCCTGTTATTCATCCAGCATGACCATCTCAATTTTGAAAACAAAGCACGGCTTGACGGGGACACAGGCGCAAATGGCTTTGGAACAGTTGATGGACACGGATCTCGGGCCAGAGTCCCCCTGCTTCCTCGACACAAGTATTCTTGAAGGTGATGAGTAGGCTGTTCAAAAAAAGGGTCACGGAGAACAACCCTAAAATTCTTTTGAGGTTAAACGACCCCATGCGAAACGATTTCACGTTCAAGGTGCAGGAGCGCGTCGGTAAGTTTTACCGCATTATTCCCGAAAATGCCAAGGAAGTCCTCTACTTGCGGTCGCTACAGAAGGGTTACGACTATTTTACCCCCGCAGAAGGGGATGGTCTTATTCTGTCAACCCACGCAACTCCCGCCTGATCGAAGGTGATAGTTGGCATCGACAACGGATTGCAAGGGGGGCTGTGCGCCATATCCAAATTCGACGGTGGGATCATTGACAAGATTGCGATGCCCACCCTGCAACGGTCGAAGAAAACAGAGATCGACGCCGCGAAGATAAAAAAATGGCTCCTCGATATGGAGACCCCCTTCGTGCTGGCCGTCGAGGAGCCGTTGGGGTTTGCCAAAAGTTCACAGGCGGTTCGGTCGATGGCACTTAGTTTCGGTAAGTTGATGGGCATGGCCGAATGCTGTGGGTTTGAGGCGGATCGTATCTCAGTGCACAAATGGCAGCAGCAGATGCTCGGTGCGGTGGCCAAAGGGAAATCGAAGATATTCGCTTTAGGTGTGGCACAGGAACTTGCTCCCGAAGAGAACTGGCTCAAGAACAAGCGATGCCGCACGCCTCACGACGGCATGATCGATGCCTTTCTTATCGCAAGATACTATTTGACTCGGACACGGAAAAATTAGTAGACGGGGGGACTATGAGTTCTCCCCACGCTGACAGAGGTCACGCTGAATTTTCGCCCTCGGCCTTGAAGTATATTGCCAAGTGTAGTGGCTACCACGGCAAAGACGGAACCAGTCCTGCTGCTGAGAAAGGGACGCGCATCCACGAAGCGTTGGAGGTGCGCGACCCATCAAGTCTGAAGGATGACGGAGAGGTTTCTATCTACGACCAGATAGTCCGTGAAGAAGATGCGTTCCTGTTGGCTGCGCGAGGCTCCAGCACCGTGCAGGAAGACCACATGGAAATTGCGCTCAACATCAAACTGAATGATGGGCTCACAACATGGGGGACCTGTGATCGGCTCACTATCTTTGATGACCAGACAGCAGTCCAAGCTGACTACAAGACGGGAGTGTCTAAGATCGATCCGCCCGAAACAAACTGGCAAGCGTGGGCTTACACCATTGGTGCATTCCAAGCATTTGAAGACCTCACCGAAATAACTTTCGTCTTCTACGTCCCACAACGGGATGTAACTCTCTACCACACATTCAAGCGTCGTGACATCGGTGCGCTACAAGCGGCAATTACGAGCGTGACCAAAGCAGCGGCCCTCACACGACCCAAGTGGGAAGGGGGGACACCCGACATAAACACACTCAAGCCGACCGCGCACTGTATCTACTGCAAGCATGAGGGGGCATGTCCTGCGTTGGGGGGTCTCGCAATCTCGGTTGCATCAAAACTCGATAGCAACCTGCCCGAATTTGAAATAGGCGCTGTGGACAACCCTATCGAACTGGAAAAGATGTTTGCGGTAAGCAGCACCCTGTCCAAGTGGGCAGAAACCATACGCAAGAAAGCTATCGAAGTAGCCAAGGAAGGGACAGAATACGACAACTTCACCCTCCGTTCACTGGGGTCGTCCCGCCGAATTTCTGACCACGGCAAGTTGATCGAACTGGCCACGAACTACGGCATCACTGAGGAGAACCTGCTGGAAGTAGCGGCACTCACAGTCACAAAAGTTGCCAAGTGTTTAGCCGCAAACGGGGTGGAGAGCAAAAAGGTGGAAGAATTTCTTGACGCTTGTGAAGAAAAATCCATTATCACCCGAACTTCGGAGAGGTGGACTCTTTCGGAGAAGTAACAGAGTAACAGAGTATCAATATAGTATGAGTGATTCAACATTAGTAGAGCAGCAAGATCCGCAGAGTGAGATCATCCCCCGCAGTGGTGGGTTTGAGATCACTCCAAACGACATCGACATCCCGCGCCTGAACGTGGTGCAGGCTGTCAGCCAGATCGAGGCCCCGCATGGGAGCCTTGTTATCGACAAGCGCCACATTCTCGCGGAGCTGGACCAGCCCATCACCTGCATCCCACTGGTGGCAATCAAGGGTTTTCGTGAAGACAAGCCCTTCGGCATCGAGCCGCCAGCCCGTTCAGTTTACAATGAGGACGACCTCGCGGCGCTTAAAAAGGAGACTGAGTATCCTATTGTTGAATTCGCCAATATCTCCCTCATGTTTCCGGAGCCGGAAGAGGCAGAAGGGGCGGGGGCATTTCCATTTGAAATTGGTAAGGCAAAATATGCGATAGGCCGATTGAATGTCGCGAAGATGGCCTACGCTCAAACCTTCAAGCGTTTGGCTACCTACGGGCAAGTCCAAGGGGGAGCCGCCGCATACAGCGTCTTCTGGGAGATTACACCCATTACCATTGAAGGTAGGGTGACCTACTACGCCCCCAGTCTTTCGGTCAAGGACACTGACGATAAAGTTAGCGACGAGGTCGTTGCTTGGATTGATCGGTTTAACCAAGGCTAAAGAAGCAATGGCGAAGAAGCAAAGGAAGAAGGCTATTCCAACTGAAACCGCAGCGGACCCATATCGGGAATGCGTCGTTGGCGAACTTGCCAAGTTGGATTTAGCAATCGGAGAACTCGATGCAAACATCGACGGGGCCGTAACAGCTAGAGATCAACTGGTCATTGTCCGGTCCTGTCTCAAGGACGGCTTGCTAAACCGCCCAACGCAGGTGGCGTGTTCGTTCAAGGAACCTGAAATTGAATTGGGTGACGACAACGAAGTCACGCTCACCTTTGAAAAGAATGACGGGTAATGCGGCGGAATTGGTAGGAGGTTTTCTGACGATTTTCCTCTTGCCGTGTTTTTCTGGTTAGTTCATCGCCTGTCCAGTAACCGCATAAAAGCTGGGCAACCCTTTATCTCACCCCTGCTCCTGTTGGCTGTTCCTAATTCTGGCTAACGGGGGTGGGGGTTCTTTATACCTGTGGAAACTTACGCGCTAGATTTTGAGACATATTACGATAAGCACTGCTCAATAAAGAACCTCGGACCCCTTGGTTATTTCTCCCACCCTGATTTTGAAGCCTACATGGTCTCGGTGGTCGGCGCATCCGTAACAAAGAATGTTGGTCATCCGGATGACTTTGATTGGCACACCCTAAACGGGAATATCGTAATTGCACATAATGCCTCCTTCGATGAGACCCTACATCTATATGGCGCGGCCCAATCGTGGTGGCCCCAGACCCAACCGCAAGCGTGGTATTGTTCGGCGGATCTGGCTGCGTTTTGTAAACTTCCTCGCTCGCTTAAGGGGGCGGCGGAAGAATCGCTAGGGCACATAGTCAGCAAGTCCACCCGTGACCGGATGTCTGGAAAGCGGTGGAGCAAGCTGAAACCGGAACGCAAGGAAGAGGTAACCAAATATGCCCTCAAGGATTCCGAGCTGTGCCTTGAACTCTGGCTCAAGCACAACAAGCAATGGCCTGAAACAGAACGGGCTATCAGCCTGCTGAACCGGAAGATTGTGCAGGGGGGCATCCCCATAGACATTGTTCTGCTGCAAAAGCAACTGGAGAGCATCAAGGCAACCCAGTTCAAGGTGGAGCAGTCTATCCCTTGGAACGGGGAACGGCCCCTGTTGAGCAGGGCAGCGTTCAATGACGAATGCCGCAAGGTTGCTCTGGAGCCACCCGCCAGTCTCGCGGCCAGTAATGAGGAGTCGCAGAAGTGGATAGACACCCATTCGGTAACATACCCGTGGGTCGGGGCGGTCAAAAACTGGAGGCGCATCAATGCCCTAAAGAAGAAAATAGAATCTTTTGATTACGCGACGATGCCAGACAATCGATACTACGGCGGCATCATGTATTTTGGGGCGCATACTGGCCGCTTCAGTGGGTCGGGTGGGAACCTGAACCTCCAGAACTTGCCTCGCAGTGAAATGTTTGGGGTCAACCTGCGACACCTGATCGCCACTGAGGAAAGCAAACGTCTTGTAGTGGTGGATCTCAGCCAGATCGAAGTCCGCACCCTGTGCTGGCTGGCGGGGGATGGGGGGATGCTGGAGGAAATCGCCAGCGTGGATGATATTTATGAAGCCTTCGCCGTCCGGTTCAAAATATGGGGCGAGAATGCTTTGTTTCCACGCACCGGATCGCTCAAGGAAAAAGATCCTGCGCTAAGACA